GGTACGGCAACTAATACGTCGCTTCCCACCGGCGTGACGTGCGAATACGACAACTGGTACAACACGACGGCCGGCAGTTTTGCAGGAACCGGGGACGTGACCGGTAACCCGTACCTGAACTTTGCCTACTATGTTGCCACGACCGGAACGACGGGCAACGACGGATTGTCGACGACGTATCCGGTAACGCTCGCGCAGGCACAGACCCTGATGCAGGCGTCGTCGTGGATCAAGACGGCGTACCTTCTTGGTGGGACTTATGCTATGTCTGCACCGCTCTCGCTTACATCTTTGGACTCCGGCGAGAGCTGGCTTGCCTATCCGGGGCAAACGCCAGTCTTGGATGGCGGTAACACGGTTCAGATGGCGATTTCTGTTGGAGGTAATAACATCACCATTAGATGGTTAACTATCCAAAATTTTGCTCAGAGTGGAATCCTTGCGCAAAACGTTTCTGGCGTTTTGATCGACAGCAACACAGTCCTAAACATCCATAGCACTGGATTCAATCAGGGGGGCATTATTTCGCTCAACACTTTTACGAATGGGACAATTAGCCACAACCTTGTGCAGAACACCGGATGGACGGCATCGTTGTTGGAACGTCTACCTTGGACAATATAAGTAACCTCGTCATCGACAGTAATGCCGTCTACAACACTTGTACCACCGTCACTGACGGCGGTGCTATCTATGCCGATGATCGGGGCCACGTGAGTACGGATATCAGCATCACAAATAATATTGTCGGCAACTTTGGGCCGCCCCTAGTGGCAACCAAGGGAATTTACCTTGACGATCAATTGTCCAATGCAACTGTAACGAACAACATTGTGTACGGCACAGGACAGTACGCCTTTCAAATTCACGGCGGAGATCACAATGTCTTTAAGAACAATATTTTTGATATCAGCAGCCTGCAAAGGCTCGCTGCTTATCAAGACGATGGGGCTACGGCTCCGAACTACGGTATGGCTGGCAATGTGTTCACCGACAATATCGTCTACTCATCAACTGCTCAGACTACTGAACTTTGGGCCGTAACGATACTGTCAAGCGATGCGCTCCCCAATGATGCGAACAATCTTTACTGGAATACAAGTGGCACGCAGTTTGTGCCTGGCACCGGCAACGGGGTCGCTGACACCGATCCCACGGTAGGCAATCCGGGCTTCGTGAACGCGGCACAGAACAATTACAATTTTGTCTCTGGTCCTCCGGCGATCAACGGTGGATCATTTACTCCGATCAGCATCGCTTCGGTCGGGCCATTGCCAAACAGCTGGACGGTAAGTTTCCCGAGCGGTGACTTCCCAGGAGCACCGACCAACGTGGTTGTCACAGTCCTGAGCTAGGTCAATGAAAAAACTCGTCTGCGCATTCCTGCTTGGCATCCTCAGTTCTGTGCTGCACGCACAGACCGGCTCCGCTTCGGTGGCGTTCATCGCACCAGTGTACGGTGGCACATCACAGATCACGAGTTATCTCGTCACAGCTTACATAAACGGGGTGTCGACCGGCATCACCGCCAGCGGCGCCTCCAGTCCTATCCTGCTCACCGGGCTCACGGACGGCACTACCTACACCGCCCAGGTGCAGGCGTGCAACGTGAACGGCTGCGGACCTGCGTCGGCTCCCTCGGCGCCGTTCACGCCAGGTTCGTCTGGGCTTGCTTCGCGCCGCTCTACCGTGACCAACATGCCGTACCCGCGTCGGGCGGCGCTTGTTATAGCCGATTTCAGTCTGAACGCGGCAGACCAGGCGGCGCTCGGCAAGTTCGACCTGGTGAATCTTGGGCTATACCCGCTTTGGGGCAACCCCGCTTCGGCGGTAGCTGGCATCCGGAGCTACCATAGCGGGAACATGCTTATCAGCCAGTACACTATTCTCGACGAGCAGTACACGTCGGACGCGGTCTTCCAAGGCCTCATCAACATGCTCAACTCCCAAAACTGGTGGCTCAGGACAGCAGCTGGCGCGACCATCCCTGCAAACGACGGCAATTACATCAACATAACAAGTTACATGCCGCAATACAACGGCCAGAACGAGCCTCAGTGGGCTGCCGACTGGTACAACACCAACAGCTATTTCACCACTGGTGCATTCGACATCTGGTATTTCGATAACGTGGTGGCTGTTCCTACTGCAGGCACTGCGAGCTACTACAACAATGGAGCAAATCAAGCCGTGACGCTTGCCGGGGTGGAGTCCGCGTGGCAGGCAGGAGAGGCCCAAGAGTGGGCAGAGGCGATGGCCGACCAGCCACAACTGCTTACTGAGGGCAATACATCCCAGAACATGTCGGCACCTGGACTTACCGGCAAGCTGATGGGCGCACTCATTGAGTGCGCAGTCGGACAGTCTTGGTCGCCGTACCAGTATGGCGGCTGGTCGACGCTGATGACCTGGTACCTGAGCGAGGCTGCCAATCTTGCTAGCCCGCAGTTACAGGAGGTGGGTGCCTGCGCGAGCGGAACAGACTACGCAACTTTCCGTTTCATTTTGGGTGCCACTCTTATGGGAAACGGGTTTCTCGCCTATAACAACGGTGATAGTTATGGAACCGGCTCGTCCCTCTGGTATGACGAGTACAACGTCCTGCTTGGATCGGCCTTGGAGCCTGCCGCCACCTCTACCAGCTCCACATATTCGGCAGGTGTCAGCACAGGGCTGTACCAGAATGGGGTGTGGCGGCGTGATTTCACAAACGGTATCGCCTTGGTCAACTCGACCAGCAGCACACAGACGGTGACATTAGGCGGCACTTTTTACGAGATTGCCGGTACACAGGACTCAACGCACAACGCCGGGACGGCTGTCACCTCGGTAACGATCAACGCAACAGACGGGTATGTCCTGTGCAATAGCGCCTGCTCGAACTATCCCCATTGACCATTGATAACGATGGATCCTCTTTATCAGGTGCACGTCACCACCAGCAAGGGCAATCAGTTGCCGGTCGGTCCAAAGTTCTCGACTAAACCGGCCGCGGAGCAGATCGCGTACTACTTAAACAAGGCTGTTACAGAGGGGAAAATCCACGGATGGCACGATGCCATGGTGGTAACGTTGATACCGGAGGTCATGTGAAAAGACTTGCCCTGTCGATTTTGTTCGCTCCGCTACTGGCATTTGCCCAGACGTATCCGTCTGGTCCGACAGTCCAAAGCCTGATATTAAACGGTACGTCCGGAACTGCGATAAAGACCACCGGGAGCAACACGATAACGACGGGCATCGACTTTTCCAGCGATACCATGACCACGTTTTTGAAGTCCAACCAGTACACGGTGGACGGTAATGGCAATGTGTCAGGAGCCAGCTACACGATAGGCACGGATCCGGGATCCACGGTCGGCAATGAATTTCTTGGATACGGAATTGCCGGATCCTTGAGTGGCGGGACGTTCAACACGGCATTTGGCTACAAGGCAGAAAATGCATTGACGAGCGGAATCAGTAATACTGCATTCGGGTATGAAGCTTTGGCATTTACTACGACAGGGATCGAGAATACCGCCGTAGGTTACAAGGCACTAGAGGCAAATACTGGATCCCAGAATACTGCGTTTGGCTACTTCGCGTTGGTAAGCAATACCAGTGGGACCTTTAACACTGCTACAGGGCTCGATGCCGCGCAGTTTGTCTCTACAGGAACGTACAGTACGGCCTTCGGAGCATTCGCATGCCAGGGCACTACCGGAACACATACCACTGGCAGTTTCAATACCTGCTTGGGGGCCAATGCTGGCAAGGTCGTGCAGGGTGCGGCAGTCAACAATACCTTCGTTGGCTATAACGCCGGCAGTGGAACCACGACCGGCACGGACAATTCCGCCGTTGGCTTCGACGCTCTCGAGGATAATGTCACCGGCATACAGAACATGGCATTCGGCTCCTATGCCCTGACCAACAGTACCGGAACCGGCTACAACGTCGGGATCGGCTATTCTGCCGGCGCGTACATCTCCACGGGCACAAACAATACCGCAGTAGGATCGAATGCTTGCGTCGGAGCGACGGGAGCACACACGACAGGCAGTTACAATACCTGTATCGGTTCCGGCGCTGGCACTGTTGTTCAGGGGAGCGGAAACAGCAACGTACTAATTGGCACGAACGCCGGATATACCGTTACAACTGGTTCATCCAATACCGTCATCGGCGAAGGCGTCGCAAGCACGACACTTACGACCGGCAGTAATAACCTCCTGATCGGCACGTCGAACGCGCTGGATGCCGCTGCTGCAGGCACTACAAACACAATCGGGGTCGGTGCAGGATCGACCTGTGTATGGTGCGTGACCGGTGCCGGGACAGTGACGACCGCTGCCGAGACCTTTCACGGATCGATCGCTTTCCCGCAGGTCACGACCGGCACGAATGCCGATTTTGTCTGCATGGCTGCCGGCGAGGTCCTGACGCTCCAGACTTCGGCATGTACGATTTCCAGCAAGCGATTCAAGCAGAACATTGCTGCATTCGATGGAAACGCGATCGGCAAGCTAGGAGCTATTCCGGTCAAGACGTTCGAGATGAAACCTGGAGCCCAGCCGAATCCGGACCCGAACTATGGGAGCAAGCAGATCGGCATTACCGCGGAGGACGTGGCCCGGATCGAGCCGCGCTGCGCGATCTACGAGAACGACATGAAGACGCCCAAGAGCTACCGGCAGGAATGCGTGATCGGTCTTCTGGTTGCCGCGGTGCAGGAGCAACAGAAAGAAATCAATTCGCTGAAACGGAGGCTCAAATGAGTCTGGTCTTCCAGGAATACCCGCTGGTGATGCGCCACCCCAACCATCAGCCGGCAACACAGATCACCGATCCAATGTCAGACCTGGAGAAGAAAGCTGCGGTGTACAAGCCCAATACGTGGGGCAAGGCGGCAATGCTGCCGGATGTGACGGTGCACAACAAGGACCAGGAGGAACAGTTTGCATCCAAAGGCTACCGGCGCAGCGGAGTATCGGATCCGGAAGCATATGCTCGTTCGCGTGCAGGAGAACCGGTACGAGACTCTCTGGAGTACCAGGAGTACCCGAAGTGGAAGTATCACGCCAGCAAGGAACCGAAGCTAGTGAGTTCTAAGTCCGAGGAAATCGATCTTGGTCCGTGGTGGTTTGATCGTCCCGACATAGTGCAGGAGGAAATTGTAGTGGCACCGGTAGCGCCCGTGCCTGCAATAAAACAGGCTCCAAAAGGAAAGCGCCCGATGTCCGAGGCTACGAAAGAAAAGATACGCGCAACGCACAAAGCTCGACGTGAGGCCAGGGCGTGACGATAGCGCAAGACCTCTGCCAGAGCGCGCTGGAAATGGCCAACGTCTACGGCGTGGGGCAGATATGCACCAATATAGGACATCTGAACCGTGTCTTTTCGGTACTGAACCGGATGCTGGATGCGTGGAGCGTCGAGGCACATTCGGTCTTTGCCTGGCAGAGCATCACTTTCCCTCTGGTAGTGAACCAGGGCCAGTACACGATAGGGCCGACCGGGGCGAACATCACCAACACGCGCCCGATCGACGTGAGGACCGGGGACGGTGCTGCATATCTGCAGGACACGAACCTGAACAACTATCCGGTGAAGGTGGTCCCGCAGGACATCTGGCAACTCATCGGCAATCGCAGCATCAACAGCCAGGTGCCGGACACGCTCTGGTATGACCCGCAGTTTCCCAACGGGGTAATCAACATCTTCCCGCTGCCTTCCATCGGCTACACCATGGTCTTTAATGCTGTGCTGCAGCTCAACCAGTTTCCGTCCCTGACCAGCACGTTCTCATTCCCGCCAGGCTACCAGGAAGCCATGGAGACCAACCTGGCCGTGGCGATCAAGCCATACTTTCCTGCCGGTGGCCCCTTGAGGCCGGAGCTGCTCATGATGGCCAAGGAAGGGCTGGGACGGGTCAAGCGGGCGAACCTGCGCGAGGTGATCAGCAATTACGACCAGGAAGTGGTGAGCCGCGGGGCACCGACGTACAACATCTACCGGGACAGCACGAACTGATGGAAACTCCATTCCTGTCCCAGGCTTACGTCGGCCGCTCGCGCAACCTGGTTTTCAACCAGGCTGTGAACATTTACCCAGAGATCGTGGACGACAAGTCCGGCAAACGCGTAGGAGGTTTTTATGGATGTCCCGGTAGCCGCCTTCTGGCCGTGGTGGGGACAGGCCCGCACCGTGGAGCACGTGTAGCGCAGGCCAATGGTGGCCTGTACTGCGTTTCCGGCTCCGGTCTGTACCAGGTGATCTCCGGCTGGGCCGCGACGCTCCTGGGCACGCTGTCGACCTCCAGCGGGCCTGTTGCGATGATGGACGGGACCGAGCAGATCGTGGTCGTGGATGGCAGTGGGAGCGCATACATCTGGAACTTCTCGACCTCGGCCTTTAGCACTGTCGCGCTCGGCTTTAACGCGGACACGCTGTTCTCGCAGGACGGGTTTTTCCTGGCCAACCAGACCGGCACCAGCACGTGGTGGCAATCGAATTTGAACGATGGCAGCACCTGGAATGCGCTGAACTTTAGTTCCGCGAGCGCTCAGCCAGATCCGATAGTCGGAGGCATCGACATCAACCGGGAAGCCTGGCTCATGAAGGCCAACGGGATCGAGATCTGGTACAACGCTGGCAATCTGGGCTTTGTCTTTTCCCGTATTCCAGGTGTGTACCTCGAGCAAGGTTGCGCCGCACCATACTCCATAGCCAAGACAATCACCGGCCCGGTCTGGGTCGGCTCCGGCGAGCGCGGTGCCGGGATCGTGTGGATGGCAGAGGGCTACACGGCCAGGCGCATCAGTACGCATGCCATAGAAACAGCCCTTGCCGGTTATCCGACCTTTGCCGATGCGCAGGGCTTTATTTATGAAGACAGCGGGCACGTGTTCTACGTGCTCACGNTGCCGACTGCGAACGCCACGTGGTGCTGCGACCTGGCCTCCCCGGGCCATCCGTGGCACCAGAGGGCGTATTTTGCCAATGGCCAGTTCTCCCAGCACCGCATGGCAAGCTACGCCTATGCCTACGGACAGGAAGTCTTTGGCGATTATCAGAACGGCAACCTATACGCTTTTGACCTGGATACGTATACCGATGCCGGACAGGTACGCAAGTGGCTGCGCACGTGGCGGGCCCTGCCGGCGAACAGGAGCACGGACAAGGAACTGTGCTTTAATCGTCTGCGTATCGACCTGGAGACCGGGATCAGTGTTCCTGCGGGCACGAACCCGCAGCTCGTGCTGCGCTGGTCGGACGATGGTGCACATACCTGGAGCAGCGAGTACTGGACCAGTGCGGGCCAGACCGGACAGAGCGCTCTGGAGGCCCAGTTCATTAGTCTGGGAAGCACCACTCGTCTTACAGGTCTGGACAGGACATTCGAGCTCTCCGGTACGGACCCGATCAAGGTGGCTCTTATCGGGGCGGATCTGGANGTAGCCTGATGGGCATTCCTCATGGACATCTGCCGGGAAGGACGCCGACCCAGACTCTGGGACCGCGACAGGCACATGCCTTTGTCAGTACCAACCGGCTGGTAACCCGTGAGTGGTACCAGTGGATCCTTAACCCGCAAACGCTCTCGCTCCAGACCCAGACGCTGACCAATACGGGTGCGTCGGTCGACGGGAGCTATTACCTTACGACGCAGTTATCCAACTTCAATCTCACGATCCCGAACGATTGCGAGACGTTCATCATCAACTCGATTATTGGGACCCTGGCACTGGGAACGATCACGATGCCTTCAAGCCCGGCAGACGGACAGAAGGTCCGTATCTGCTGCAATGCAACGATCACTACCCTGACGCTAAATGCCAACACCACGATCAATGCCAGCCAGAGCGTGCAGAATGCGCCCACGACATTTGTCGCTAGCACTACCGGCCCGATGGGACTAGAGTTCATCTATGCCGCTGGCAACAGCACGTGGTACCGGAGACTGTAATGATCGAGACAGATTCGAGATGCCTGGCCTGGGATGCCTACTTTGCCGGCGTGATGTCGATCAGCCTGCACCCTGGAGCCGCCAGAGACGGACCCATGCGCACCGTTACCGATTGTGCCTGTATTGCTGATGCCATGCTGGCCGAGCGTGACAGGCGCTTTGCTCAAAAGGTGACTTGATGCCCTGGATTGGTGCAGCACTGCTGGGAGGGGCCGGGATCATCTCGGGGCTCATCGGCGGCAACGCCTCGACCGAGGCCGCGAACACACAGTCCAGTTCTGCCAATGCTGCAACGCAAGCAGAACTGGGGATGTTCAACCAGACGCAGGCCAACCTGCAGCCATGGATGGCTGCCGGTACCCAGTCCCTGGCACAGCTCCAGGCGGCACTCGGCATGCCCGGAGCAACCACGCCGGGAGGTGTCGCACGGCATGGTCCGGCAGGACAAGGCGTGCCGGCCGGGACCAACCTGACCAGCATCCTGCAGAACACGCCGGGATACCAGTGGACAGTCGGCCAGGGCCAGCAGTCTATCCTGGACCAGGCCAGTGCGCTCGGCGGCACGAACAGCGGGGCTACGCTCAAAGCCCTGTCGGACTACACGAGCAACCAGGCCAATACCACGTACGAGCAGTACATCCAGAACCTGATGAGCCAGTCCGGGGCAGGCCAGAACGCCGCGGCCAATTTGGGCGGTTTTGCTGCGAGCACTGGTGGTCAGATCGGCTCCAACCTGATCGGGTCCGGCAACGCACAGGCTGCTGGACAGATCGGTACTGCCAGTGCGCTGACGGGAGGCGCCAATAGTGCCTTCAATAATTACCTGCTGATGAGCATGCTGCAGAACAATCCCTACCTGGGCGGTGGCGGATCGAACTACATGGGCCAGATGCAGCAGCAGGCGCCGCTGTCATGACGGTCAATAGCTCCATCCCGCTGTCGTTCCAGGCTCCGCAGCAGATGTCTGTCGCGGACCTTATGAACATGCGCAACATGCAGCTGCAAATGGCAATGCAGCAGGCCCAGCTGCAGGCTTTGCCGCAGCAGCAGCAGATGAAGGCTGCGATGCAGCAAGCAAGCCTTGCCGAGATGCAGGCCAAGACCAAGAACTATGCGGCGCAGGCGCAGGACCGGGACATAACCATGGAAAAGGGGCGCGAGGACTTTGCCAAGGACTCGATTGCGCAGGAACTGGCCGCTTACAAGGGAGCAGGTGATCCCCAGACCGGCATGCAACGTGCCCTGCAGATACGCTCGGAGCGCATCGATCTAGCATCGAAGAGTGGGCGTTTCAGTCCTGCTGAGGTGCAGCAGATGAGGAACGCACCGGCGCAGTTCGATCCGGCAATGGCCAGTGCGCGCCTGGAAAACTGGGACACGATGATTGCCCAGAGGAAGGAGACGGCAAAGCTTGCGGCCGAGCCGCCAAAGACACGCGAGCGCATCCAGGGTACGCAGGAAGTACAGGAGCAGTGGGACCCGGCAACGCGCAGCTGGAGCCAGATAGGCACTGGGCCACGCTTCAAGCCAAAAGAGGCCGCCGGAGAGGAAGGGAAACCGCTGACAGATATTGCCAAACTTGAGGCAGATCACAAAGCAGGAAGAATTACCGACAAGGAATACGAGGACGAAAAGCGTAAGAAAACCGGCAGTACCGAAGGGCTGACCATCGGGGACAAAATGAACCCGGTAATGCGTGCTGCTGTCGAACTTGACACGCGAGAGGGCCGCTATGCGCTTGACATGATGAAAAAATCGCAAGCAGACCAAGCAAGCCCGTTTTATGCCGACGAGGGCGGAAAGTCTTCGTTTCGAAGATGGGTGGAAAAGGAAATCACTCCGATCAAACAGCAAAAGTTCGATGTTTATGCCAATCGCCTGGACATTGCGATTGCAAGCGCTCAGAGCATGGGCCGTGGACTGATTTCCGATACCAAAGTCAGGGAAGCCAAGCAAGCGATCCCGGTAATTGGAGAACCCAAAGAAATCCGAGAACTGAAGTTGCAGCAACTGGACCGTTTTTTTGACTTCGTGGATAACGTGCTCAAAACACCAGTAAAAGCCGGCGCACGCACGCCAGCCGATGAACAGCAAGACGTAAACGACTTCTCGGGGCTGTGGAAGTGAAGACCTGGGACGAAGTGCAGAACAGTTCGGATTTTCAAGATCTGACGACGGATCAGAAAGAGACGGCGCGCAAGCAGTATTTTGAGGAAGTGGTTGCGCCGAAAGTGCCGGCAGACAAGATCGAGGCGGTGCGCAAGCACTTTGACGAAGACACAGCACCAAAGGCCAAACGGCAACCGCCAATTCGTACCGACTATGGAAGCCCTGCAGGCACAGGTTTGCAAGCATTTGGCGCAGGAGCCGGCAAGGCTTTTGTGGACATAGGCCGAGGGGTGAGGTCCATGCTGCCCAGTTCCATGGGCGGGATGACCGGGCAGCAGGTAGAAGCCAGCCGATCGCAAGACGCTCCACTGATGGCTACCGGGGCTGGAAAGCTAGGAAATATCGCAGGCAATGTTGCAGCCGCAGTGCCAGCTGCTTTTGTTCCTGGGGCCAATACAGTACTAGGTGCAGGAGTAATAGGCGCTGTGTATGGTTTGCTGCAACCAGCAAAGGACTGGCAGGAAAGGGCTACGGCTGCGGTCGAATCCGCACTGCTATCAGGAGGCATAACAGGTCTCGTTCGTGCCGTGCCGGCTATTTACAGGGCTTTCGTGGATCCTTTTACCGAGGCAGGACAGCAGAGGGTGGCAATGGCTGCACTGCAGCGATTTGCCAAGGATCCGACCAAAATTGCAAATCAAGGCGCGGCAGAACTTATCCCGGGCTCCAAAGCCACGCTTGCAGAGACAACGATGGACCCGGGGATTGCACAGTTGCAACGGGCCGCAGCGAGCAAGAGTCCGGAGGTCGCAAGCGAACTGGCGAACATCGATCCGGTAACAGGACAGTCCCGCAGGTTTTTAGCGCGCAAGGACGCGTTGCTCAAGATCGCCGGGGATAGTGCAGACAGAGAGTACTTCGAGACCGCTCGAGCAGCAACAGCACAGCGTCTATACGGAGAAGCTTTCAAAACTCCGATTGATCCAAAAAAAGCGGCCAAGTTGGCGCCCGATATAACGGAATTGCTGCAAAGACCTTCGGTACAGACAGCAAGGCAACAGGCTATCAAACTGGCCAAGGAGGGCGGAAAGGATTTGACGGATGCTGATGTAGGCGGTGGCTCGATGGAAGGATTGCATTACGTAAAGACCGCGCTTGATGATCAGATCAGTGCTGCCAAACGTGCCGGGGACAATAATCTGGCTCGGCTACTGATTGGCACGCAGGACAAACTTGTCGGAACGATGCAGCATCTTTCACCAAAATATGCCAAAGCCATGGCGGAGTATGAGGCAGCAAGTAAGCCTATCAATCGCATGGCAATTGGTCGATACTTGTATGACAAGCTTTTTCCTGCGATGTCCGACCTTGGAGCGGGCAATGCAACGCCTGGAATGTATGCAAAAGCCTTGAAAGAAGGCGACGAGATGGCCAAAAAGGCTACCGGATTTAAGGGAGCAAAACTCACCGACATACTGGCTCCAAAAGACATAGATACCATTGTCAACGTGGGAAAAGATGTTGCCAGGGAAGCCCAGGCCGCGACGATGGCAAAAGTTCCGGGGAGTCCTACTGCCCAGTATTTGACAGGCCAGAACCTGATGCGCCAGATCATGGGCCCACTTGGGTTGCCAGAATCCTGGGCAGAATCAACCATGGCAGACGTAATGGCCAATCGTTGGGTTTCCCTTGCCGGCAAGCCGATCGAGACGAAGATCCAGAACCAGCTAGGATCTTTGTTATCAGATCCTGCCAAAGCCAGGGCTTTAGCCGTGGCACAGGGGAAGCCACAGTATTTGCCAATGTCCGCTTTAGGACATGCGTTACCGCCTGCAGCAATTGGTGCTGGGGTTAGCGCTGTCGGTCAGTAGGATGCAAAGATGCACAAGACCAGCAAAGCGGCAATGGCGATAAAAGATAGATACCCGGCATCGCGGAGCAAGGGACGCGGCACAGAATTAGTGCAAAGCCTTGCTACCATGATGATGCCTAACAAGAAAAACGGAGCGATTGCCTTACCGATAAGCCATGTTGCCATGGAGGCATCATAAACGTGTTGCTCATCGATGGCGAGGGGCAGGGCCTGGACCTCGCATACCGTGCCGGCGAGGCAGGCCACACCGTGCGCTGGTATCGGATGAGTGACAAGCCGGTCAAGGACGGTGAAGGCTTTCCCGGCATCAAGCTAGTAGATGGCTGGAAAGAGCACATGAGCTGGGCCAAGAGCGGGGTCATCATAACCACGGGCAATCACAAGCTGATGAAAGAGCTTGACCGCTACCGCGAGTACGGCTTCCCGCTGTTCACGCCTAGCAGTGCGAGTGCCCAGCTCGAGATCAACCGCAAGACGGGCATGGACCTGATGCAAAAGCACGACCTGAACATTTGCCCGTACAAGATGTTCGACAGCCTGCAGGGAGCAATCGACCACGTCGTGAAGACCGATGAAACGTATGTCTTCAAGACCATGGGCGACGAGGAAGACAAGAGCCTGTCCTACGTGGGCTGCTCCCCGGAAGACCTGGTGAGCTGGCTGGAAAAGCGCCTGTCCGAGGGCTTGAAGCTCAAGGGCCGCTGCATGCTGCAGGAGAAGATGGAACCGGTAGCCGAGGTCGGGATAGCCGCGTGGATCGGGCCTGCCGGGTTCCTACCGTACTGGGAGGTGAGCTTTGAACACAAGCGACTCATGCCAGGACACTTCGGGCCCAACACGGGCGAGATGGGGACCGTTTGTCAATATATTGACGCCGACCCTCTTGTTGATGTCCTCCGATCATTTGAATCCGATCTTGTCAAGCTTGGACATGTGGGTGATATTGCCATTAACGGTGGCATTGATTCAAAGGGAGCCTACTGGCCCTTCGAGTGGACAGCACGGCTAGGATGGCCCGACATGTTCATCCGGATGGCGATGCACCGGGGCGATCCGGTGCAATGGATGCGGGATCTGTGCGACGGGAAGGACACGCTCAAGGTATCCAACGATACGGCGATAGGCGTGCTCGTCGCACAACCGCCTTTCCCGACCAAGGTAGAGGATCAGGAACAGGTGGAAGGCAACCGCATCGATGGCCTCAAAGACATCTGGGACCAGGTGCACCCGATCGGCATGATGATCGCGGACGGGCCGAAGATCGTTGATGGGTCGCTGGAGCAGCAGGACACGTTCTACACCACGAGCGAGTATGTGATGTGCGTGACTGGGACTGGAAAGACCGTGCAGGCCGCAAACAAGAGCGTGTACAGGGCGATCAAGGACATCAAGCTTGCCAACATGATTGTGCGCGATGACATCGGGGAGACCGTGATGGAAGGTCTGCCGAAGCTGCACGAGCTGGGCTACTGTCTGGAGATAGCATGAGCATCGGCCTCTCTCCTATAGGTAGATTCTGGTTGGGCCTCGGGTATGCTGGTTTTAAGCTGTTTACGTACGCCGCCGGCACCACAACCAAGCAAAACACGTTCACCGATTCGACTGGTGCAACGCCGAACACGAATCCGATCATTCTCGATTACAACGGATCGGCTGCTGTTTTCCTGACGCAGGAGCTTCTATATAAGTTCGTTGTCGCGTCTCCCACCGATTCCGATCCTCCGACGAGTCCTGTCTGGACGCAGGACAACATTAGCAGCTACAACAGCAGCTACACCCCACCCGGCACCGGCGCGGTGCCCACGACGGTGGGGGTCGCTCTGTCCAATCTGGTCCTGGGCTCCCTCACCGCATTGCGCGCGGTTGCAAAGGGAACAATGCCTTTCGTGTTCGTCATAACGCCGGCTGGAGGCGGAGGGATCTACCAGTACGAATCGGCAGACACGACCAGCGCCGACAACGGCGGCACCATCATCGTTGCGACGGATACTGGGCGCTATTACCTTTTGACTTCGTGGAAGTGACCATGAAAAGACTCCTTGCAATCCTGCTGCTGCTTCCCGCCCTCGCCTTCGGACAGGCCAAGAGCGTCTCCATCCTTTCCTTCGGCGCCGACAATACCGGGGCGACCGATGTATCCACGGCGCTTAACAACGCGGTCACCTGGGTCGCGGGCGGACAGGTCGTCGTGCCTCCGGGCAAGTATCTGCTAAACGGCACGGCAACGATTGCCCTGGCGAACGTGGAGATTGAATGCCAAGGCTCTCCAGCCGGAGCGAATTACGGTCCTGGCGGAACCTACGGAACGAATGGTGCCGTATTTCTTCTTACCAGCACATCGGTCCAGCCCTTCACCGTGGGCAACGCGGTGCGGATCACGGACTGCAATTTCTTCTGGCCGAATCAGACGCAGTGCGCCATAGCGCCCACAGCATACCCGCCGTTGTTCACCGAGCCGCTTGGTTCGAATATGTCGAATTTCGACCTGGTGCGCGATCGGATCATCGACGCGTACGACGTGATCGACCAGGCGAGCCTCGCGAACAGCGACGCGATCGGCAACATCAGCATGACCGATACGTACGGTTACGCGATCCGTTATTGGTTCAGCGTCGGGAACGTGCCCGAGACGGTGACCGTCAAGGGGATGAGCGCTGATTGGAACTTGTACCAGAACGTGGCCAATGCGGGCAACCAGTGCCTCACGAAGTGGACCGCAGCGAACGGCGCATTCCTCCATGTGTACGGAAACGGCAACGGCACCACCACGACGTCGAGCGTCAACATCGCGGGGTTCACGTTCGATGGTGCGATGTTCGCCACGAACAAGTTCTTGTGGGTCGATAGTACTGGCTCGCTGACTGAGGTACATGCGACTGGTATTTCGGACACTGTTCCGCATGTGATTCAGGTCGATACAGGCGGATGTTTCGCTGAAATCTATCTGAATATGGTGTATGTCAACATTTCGCAGTTCGCTAATGGCGGAACAGACAACGGTACAGCCTTTGCGCTTAACTCGCCGGCTTCTAGCGGATGTACCGAGACAAACATCGACATAGGCGGGTCGTTTAATACTGCACA